GACACTAGAACAGCAGTAGCTGCTTCGTAGTTTAAATAATTTAAGAGCTCCTTCGGGAGCTCTTTACTAAGGAGAATAAAATGGGTTCATATAAAGCAGACATACAAGCAACAAGAATTGCAGGAGCAACTACCAATGTAATCGTAGCACCACCTGTAAGACTAAGAGGAATTGTTGTTGCAGGACTAGCAACGTCCGGTACTGTTATTTTAAAAACTACCAGTGCAACTGGAGACACATTATTCCAAGCGGATGTCCCTGCAGGAGATATTATTAATTTTTCTTTTCCTGAAGATGGAATTTTATTTCCAAAAGGAGTTTATGTTTCTACTTTTACAGTAGCTGCAGTTACTTTATTAACAGATAAATATTCTGGTCCAGGTCTAACAGCAGGGTAGGAGTCTAAATGACTAACATTACTTCCGGCACATATACTTGGGATAAGAATTTCTTCATTGATGACGTTATCACGGAAGCTTTTGAAAGATTAGGATTAAATCCTATGTCTGGAAATAACATGAGAACTTCTAGACGTTCTTTAAATATTTTATTTTCAGAATGGGGAAACAGAGGTCTTAAATTTTGGGAAGTAGAAAATAATTCTTTTACTTTAGTTCAAGGTCAAATCGTTTATAATTTTTATAGATCTCCTTCTGATGGAACTTCCAGTGGGGTTTTCAATAGTTTATCCGCAGCCATTAATGATACAGCGACCACTATTCCTTTAAATTCTTTAGTAGGGTTTCCTACTTCTGGAACTATTTTAATTGGAACAGAACAGATTACTTACTCAGGACAAAATTCAGACACTACTAGTTTAACCGGAGCCACTCGTGGCGCGAATAGTACTTCCGCAGCTAGTCACGCGGATGATGATGTCGTATACGACCATGCAACTATTTTATATGGTTATGACGATATGTTAGAAGCTTCTTATAGAAATTCTACTCAAGTAGATTTTCCTTTGACTAAAATTGACAGATCAACCTATCAAGGTTTATCGGCTAAGTCTCAACAAGGAACTCCTACTCAATATTTTGTTCAAAGACTTATTGATAGAGTATCGGTTACTTTATATCTAGCACCTAGTGCTACGGAAGCAGGAAATACTATTAACTTCTTTTTTGTAAAAAGAATACAAGATGCAGGATCGTACACGAACGCTTCGGATATAGTGTATAGATTTGTTCCGGCAATGTGTTCAGGACTTACTTATTATTTAGCACAAAAATTAGCACCTCAACGTGTACAAGAATTAAAATTATTATACGAGGATGAATTACTAAGAGCTTTACAAGAAGATGGTTCTTCTGCTAGTTCTTATATTAGTCCACGAACTTATTACCCAGGAGTCTAATGACTAATTTATCGAGAGGAAAATTTGCACAATTTATTTCCGATAGAAGTGGTATGGCATTTCCTTACAAAGAAATGGTAGTAGAGTGGAATGGAGCAAGAGTTCATACTTCTGAGTTTGAATCAAAACAACCTCAATTAAATCCAAGACCAGCAGGTACCGATGCACAAGGTTTACAATTTGCTAGACCCGATCGTAAAGAACCACCGGTTACTGTGTTATTAGTTCCTAATCCATTTGAAACTATTTTATATTCTGGAAGTACTTATATTAATGTAAACTCTCAAAATCATGGATTAAGCACTGGCAATACAGTTCGATTTAGAGGTTTAGCAGGTAGTCCTCCTACCGGTCCTATTATACCTGATCCAACTAATGATAACGATTTATATTACTTTAATCCGATTCCTACTTTTGACTCAATCAGTGACATTGATAATGAAAACGGTTATACTATTACCGTAGGACAAATAAATTCTTCTGGAATTGTAGGAGATGTTTTAAATTATTATTATTTCCAAATACCGGGAACGGCTACTTTTGGAAATGTACAAGGAGGAGGAATTGGCTGTAGTTCAGGACCAATTACTTTACAACCATAATGACATATGCAGAATTAGTACAAAAAATTAGAGATTATTGTGAAGTAGATGCCAATGTATTTACCTCTACTATTGTAGATGGCTTTCTTTCAGATACTGAATTTAGACTTTTAAGAGACGTAGACTCTGATAATAATAGACAATATGCACAAGCAGATATTATAGCAGGGCAACGATTTGTAAGTACCCCTCTTATTAATAATCAAACTTTAATAATCAGGTCTTGTCAAATTACTAACTCTACCGGTGGAGCAGATAATTCAGATAGATATTTTTTAGATTTTAGGGATACCAGCTTCATGTCGGAGTATGATCCTACTGGAGTACAAGGATTACCTAGATATTACAGTTATTGGGATGAGAACACCATTGTGGTGGCTCCTACCCCAGATATAAATTATAACATGCAGATAAATTATATCTTGAAACCAGAGGGATTATCTAGTAGTAATACCACTACATACTTAAGTACAGAATTTCCTAATGGCTTATTGTATGCATGCCTAGTAGAGGCTTTTGGATTTTTAAAAGGTCCAGCTGATATGATTCAATATTATGAAGGTAAATATCAACAAGCTCTACAAGGATTTACAATTGAGCAAATGGGAAGAAGACGAACTGATGAATTCCAAACAGGAGTTCCGAAAGTCGGAAAACAAAAATAAGGAGTAAACTATGGCTATAACACAAGCGGTTGCAAACAGTTTTAAACAAGAACTACTAGAAGGGGAACATACGTTTCAATTTTCTGGTGGTGATACTTTTAAACTTGCTCTGTACACTTCTGATGCAACGTTAAATTCTACTACTACGGCATATGCTTCTACCAATGAAGTTCCAAATTCTGGACAATATGCTGCCGGCGGTGGAACCTTAGTAAAACCAAATCCAAGTACTTCAGTCTCATCAGGTGTTGCGATTGTTGATTTTGCAGATTTATCTTTTACGGGTGTAACGATCACAGCTAGAGGAGCTTTAATTTATAATACTTCATCGACTAACAAAGCGGTGGCAGTATTAGATTTTGGTGCAGACAAAGCAGCGACTTCAGGAACTTTTACAATTCAGTTTCCAGCATTTACCACTTCAGCAGCTATTCTAAGAATCGGCAACTAATAGGAGCTAACCTATTATGGTCAATACTTGGGGTACACTAACCTGGGGAATAAACAGCTGGGGAGAACAAAGTGATGTAAGTATATCTGTCACTGGTACTCAATTAAGTACGTCTCAAGGAGACGTAACTACTACTGTAGAATTAAATTCAGGATGGGGAAGAGAACTCGGTTGGGGTACTCTTGACTGGGGAAACAATTCTATATCTACTCAAGTTCCTATTACCGGTTCACAATTAAATTTAGATCTTGGAGATACTACATTAGATCTTTTGACAATTGCTTCACCAACAGGTGTTACTGCTGCTTTTGCATTAAGTTCTGTAGACGCTTCACCGGATGCTATGGCATCTGGAAATCAAATCCCACTTTCTTTAGGAGATGCTATTGGTAAAACCGATGTAGCATTTAATGTTACCGGTAATGAATTATCTATTGTCTCTGGCACCGCGACGCTCGATGCTATTACCTTTGCAGATTTAACTGGTTTTGTTTTAGAAACCGATACTGGAAATGTAGTCATAGGAGGTATTGCAAATATACCGGTTGTAGGAAATGAATTATCAACAGCTGTAGGAACCGTAGATGTAGCACCGGATGTGGCTTTAACCGGTCAACAAATAAGTGCTACTTTAGGAACCGCTGTTTTAGATGCCAATACTCTAGTAGATGTTACTGGACAACAGATTAATACGACTGCAGGAAGTGTTACTTTTACGATCTCAGGATCCGTACTATTAACAGGAAATCAGTTAACTTTAGAGCTTGGAAATGAAGTGTCTCAGATATGGACAATCGTTGACACAGGCACCTCTGTAGCGTATACTGAAGTTTCTACCGGATCTAATGTCACTTGGAATAATATTGACACAGCCGCATAATTTGAATAAAAACTATTAATTAAGGAATTATATAAAATATGCCATCAAGCTATTCTGGAGATTTAAAACTAGAACTCATGGTCACTGGTGAAAAAGCCGGTCTATGGGGAGATATTACTAATACCAATTTAAACATCGTACAACAAGCCATTGCTGGTTATGAAGCAATTCCATTAAATGCGACTACCGGTGTAACTTTAACTTTTTCCAATGGAACTATTTCTGATGGTAAAAATGCAGTTCTTGATTTAACAGGAACGATTACTACTTCTGTTAATGTTATTATTCCAGATGCAATTGAAAAAACCTATATCGTTAGAAACTCAACTTCAGGAGCTCATGACGTAGTAGTTAAAACAGCGTCTGGTACGGGAGCTACCTTTAGTACTACTGATAAAGGTACTAAATTATTGTATTCTGATGGAACTAATGTTGTGGATACAGGTTTAACTGCAGGTATTACAGCGGTTGTTCAAGATACCTCTCCACAGCTCGGTGGTATGTTAGATGTTAATACATTTGGTTTAGGTGATGGAACTTTACAACTCTTAAACTTTACAGAAACCGCAAGTGCAGTTAATGAATTTACTATTACAAATAATGCAACAGGTTCTGCACCTATTTTATCTGCGACAGGGGATGACTCTAATATTGGAATAACTTTAACTCCTAAAGGAACAGGGGTAGTTGATGTTACTGGCACACTGCTAGCTGACAAAGCATACTTAGCTGAAACCACTTTAACAGATGGTGCTACGATTGATTGGGATATGGCAACACAAGCTGTGTCCGCAGTAACACTCGGTGGAAACAGAACTTTAAACGCACCTACCAATGGAAGTACAGGTCAATTTGCTTCTCTATTAGTTATTCAAGATGGAACTGGCGGAAGAACTATTACATGGAACGCAATATATGAATTTGCAGCGGATACTGCACCAACATTAACAGCAACAGCTAGTCTTGGAGATGTATTTACTTTTAGATACAATGGAACAAAATGGTTAGAAGTTGGAAGAAATTTAGCATTAACTTTATCATAGGAATATTATGTACACATTAGTCATAGACGAAACAATCACAAAATACTTTAGTTACCCTAAAGGATTTACTCTTAATGGTAATCAATACCCAGCAGACATATTTAGTAAATGGTCTGTAGCTGAAAAAGAAGCTATTGGAATTTATGAAGTAGTCTTTGATAGTTCTAATAAAAAAGATGAAGACTATTACATTAATACAAATCAATCTTTTAATTATGCAGATGGAGTAGTTACTGCTTCTTATGGAACTGCTGTTGGTAAAAAACTAACAGACACGAATGAAGTTTGGACACAAGAAGATGTAGATAACGAAAGCTCACCAGAAGGTGCTTCTGCAGGTGATCCTATGAATGATGAAAAAGGCAATCAAATTGTAACCACTGGTTTAAAAACAAAATACAAAACAGGTTTTAATTTAGAAGCAGCTGGTCTATTAGCTCCTACAGATTGGTATGTGGTTAAGGCAACCGAAGTTTCAGATTATTCAGTACCTAGTGCTGTTACTACTTACAGAGCAGCAGTTAGAACTAAAGTCAATGCAATGGAAACTGCAATAGATAATTGTGCCAATGTAAATACTCTTATAACTTTACTTACCTACACAATGCAAGATGATGGTACAGTTACTAGACCTCTTGGAGAATTTCCAAAAGAGGTAGTTTAATATGCCTTTTATCTTACCAGCTAACTCTCTATCAGCAGGTGGTTATACAGTAGATAATTCTTTACGATTTAATTCTGCTAGTTCAGATTATTTATCAAAAGTTCCAACTACAGGGACTAATAGAAAAATACAAACTTTTTCAACATGGGTTAAAAAATGTCAAAACCCTGACGGTGATAATACATTATTCTTAAGTTATTATTCTATAGATGAAAGAATAAAGATATTATTTGATAGTTCTCAACGACTAAGTATCGGTAATAGAAGTGGTGGTAGTAACACAATAATTTTAGTTACAAATAGATTATTTAGAGATGTATCAGCTTGGTATCATATTGTAGTTGCTATGGACACTACACAAGCAACAGCTTCTAATAGAGTTAAAATATATGTTAATGGAGTTCAAGAAACTTCTTTTGTTACAGCTATTTATCCTTCATTAAATGAAGACTTAAGACTTGGTACAAGTTCATATACCTATTATTTAGGTTCTTATGGAGGAAGTTCAGGGTATTTAGACGGCTACATGTCTGATGTTTATGGTATAGATGGTCAAGCATTAGCACCTACAGACTTTGGAGAATTTGATGAAGATAGTGGAATATGGAAACCAATAGATGTTTCTGGATTAACCTTTGGTACTAACGGATTCTATTTAGACTTTGAAGATAGCGGTGCTTTAGGTGCAGATACATCAGGTAATGGTAATGATTTTACAGTTAATAATTTAACAGCAGTAGACCAGACTACCGACACACCTACTAATAATTTTGCAACCATGAATCCTTTAGATAATTATTATGCTAGTGCTCTTTTTGCAGAAGGCAATATAAAACTTACAACTGATGCTAGTGCAGAAGCTATGAGTACAGCAACTTTTGCTGTATCTGCTGGTCGTTGGTATTTTGAAGTTGATTGTATTTCAATAGGTGCTAGTGGTACAGCAAATCTTGGTGTAACTGCAACACCTTCTCATCAAAACTCTTCTTATGGAAAATCTGGGGGTGTTACACCTTTTACTCATACTTGGAATAAAAGTGGAACATTACAATCAGGTAATGGATCTGGTGGTAGCATTACTCTTGCTACATTAAGTTCATATGCTGCTGGAGATATTTTAGGAGTTTATCTTGATCTTGAAGATATGAAAACTTATTGGAGTAAAAATGGTACACTTGAAAATAGTGGAACTGGTATTGCTTTAACTGCTTTGGCAAGTAATGGAACAGGTCATTATATTCCATTTGTAGGAGATTATAATACTGGTGGTGCGGCTGTATTTGAAGTTAATTTTGGTAATGGTTTTCAAGCTTTAGCAGACACAGCAATAGCAGATGATAATGGATATGGTGCGTTTGAATATTCGCCAAACATTACTGGAGATGGTGCAGCAAAAAAATTTTATGCACTTTGTACAAAAAACTTAAATGAGTTTAATTATGACTAAATCAATTAACGCACAGGAGTACAGCTAATGGCACAAATAAATAAACCCTCAGATTATTTTAATACTAAACTTTACACTGGTACTGGTGCTACACAATCAATAACTGGGGTCAACTTCACCCCAGACCTTACATGGATTAAAGGTAGAAGTGGTGCAACTGAGCATGTATTAACAGATTCAGTAAGAGGAGTAACAAAAGAATTAAGTTCAAATGATACTGGTGCAGAAGAAACTGTAGCACAAGGATTAACAGCTTTTGGTACAGATGGTTTTACAGTTGGTACAGATGGCTCTTATAATACAAGTTCAGCAACTTACGCATCTTGGAATTGGTTAGGTGGTGGTTCAGCATCATCTAATTCTGATGGTTCAATTACTTCTAGTGTTTCAGCTAATACAACCGCTGGATTTAGTATTGTAAGTTATACGGGTAATTTAACTGCTGGTGCAACTATTGGACATGGGTTAGGTGTTGCACCTTCAATGGTAATAGTTAAAAATAGAGCTGTTGCGGCATGGGATTGGACTTGTTATCACTCAAGTTTAGGTAATACTAGAAGAATTTTTTTAAACAGTACTAGTGCTGGAGATACATCAATTGGTGGGTGGAATAATACTACTCCATCTAGTTCAGTAGTTACTCTTGGTGCTGGAAACGAAACCAATAATAATAATACTATGATAGCTTACTGCTTTGCAGAAATTAAAGGCTACTCAAAATTTGGCTCATACACAGGGAACGGAAATGCTGATGGTACATTTATATACACAGGATTTAAACCAGCTTTTATAATGTTTAAAGATACAGGTTATGCATCAAATTGGTCTATGTTTGACAATAGACGAGCAGGTTATAATAGTAAATCAGATATTCTTGCTCCAAATACAAACAGTACTGAAGATACATCTAATACAACTTTTGCTGATTTCTTATCCAATGGTTTTAAATGGAGATTTACTAATGCAGACTTTAATGCTTCAGGAAACAATTACATCTACATGGCATTTGCTTCTTCTCCTTTTGTAACTTCAACAGGAATACCAGGAACAGCAAGATAAAACATCTTTATTTTAGGTTCAAAAGGTATTATAAATACTATTATGCCATTACAGAAGATACAATTTAAGCCTGGATTCAACAAACAACAGACCGAAACCGGTGCCGAAGGGCAATGGGTAGACGGTGATAACGTACGTTTTAGATACGGCCAACCTGAAAAAATAGGTGGTTGGGAAGAATTAGTTAACTCTACCATAGCAGGACCTGTCAGAGGACAACACACTTGGACTGATTTAACTGGTGTTCGATACGCAGCACTAGGTACTTCTAAAGTGCTAGTTATTTATTATGAAGGAGCGTTTTATGATATTACTCCTTTAGAGACCCCTATTACAGGATTTACCTTTACTTCTACTACTGGATCAGCAACCGTTACGGTTAATAAAGTAGCTCATGGAGTTGCAAACGGTTCTTATATTATTTTTACTAGTATTACCTTACCTACTGGGGGTGAAACAGGTTTTTCAGCTAGTCAATTTACTAACAATACTTATGAAGTTACTTCCACAGATGATGATGATTTTACTATTACTATGTCTACTACCGAATCTGGTTCAGGTATGTCTACTCAAGGTTCTGCAACGGTTACGCCTTATGTAACCATTGGTCCTGTATTTGAAACCCCCGCTTATGGATTTGGAACCGGTCCTTATGGAAGAGAAGCATGGGGAACTGCACGATCTGCTTCTACCGTGGTCTTAGATCCTGGCTCCTGGTCGCTCGATAACTATGGACAGTTGTTAGTTGCAACTGCTAGAAACGGTTCTACCTATACTTGGACTCCTTTAGCAGGAGAGCCTGCAGCATTAGAAACGAGAGCTGCTATCGTAGCAGATGCTCCTACTAGATCATTAATGAGTTTAGTTTCTGACAGAGATAGACATTTATTTTTAATGGGAACCGAAACTACTGTCGGAGATGCTTCTACACAAAACAAAATGTTGGTACGTTTTTCTAATCAAGAAGATATTAATACTTGGGCTCCTACCGCGACTAATACAGCAGGTACTTTCTTGCTTGACCAAGGAAATGAAATCGTAACAGCCGTACAAGGAAAAGATTATGTATTAGTGTTAACCGATCAAGCAGCTTATGTAATACAATTTGTGGGAACTCCTTACACTTTTTCATTAAGACAAGTTGGTTCCAACTGTGGATGTTTAGGGCAACACACTGCCGTCTATGCACAAGGAGCGGTGTACTGGATGGGTTTTGGTGGTGGATTTTTTATGTACGATGGAACGGTAAAACAACTTCCATCCTTAGTAGAAGATTTTGTATTTACCACTCAAGGAGATGGATTAGGAATTAATTATGATGCTAATCAAATTACCTATGGATATCACAACTCATTATTTAATGAAGTGGGTTGGTACTATGCAGCGAGCGGCTCGCAACAAATTAATAGGAATGTAGTATATAACTTTATCGAACAAAGTTGGACTACCGGTTCTTTATCTAGAACTACCTATAATGATGCTACTACCTATGATTTACCCTACGCTACTGAATTTACTACTAATGGAACTCCGAGCTTCCCAGCCATTCAAGGGGTAACCAATAGATATGGTTCTTCTCAGTACTGGGCTCAAGAAACAGGGACCAATGAAGTAACCGCTGGAGGATCTACTACTGCTATTGCTTCTTATATTTTGTCAGGGGATTATGATATTTCCGAACAAGGAATTGCAGGAGATGGTGAATATATTATGAGAGTATCTAGATTTATACCAGACTTTAAAAACTTAAGTGGAAATGCAAAAGTAACCATGTTCTTTACTAACTATCCAGCCACCGATTCACAATCATCTGCTTCAGGATCTTTAATTACTGGTCCTTTTACTATTAGTACCACTACTAATTTTGTAAGCACTAGGGTTAGAGGTAGGCAGGTTAGTTTAAAAATAGAAAACGATGGTCAGGATGAAACTTGGAGATATGGAACCTTGAGGTTAGATATTCATGCAGGAGGAAGAAGATAATGGCAAAAATTACTGCAGTGATTCCAGAACCAAGAGAAGAATATGATGTGTTTAATCAACGACAGTTGAACGAAGGGTTGAATACATTAAAGAATGAGTTAAACTTTGGTTATCAAAAAGATTTAAAAAATGAACAAGCGCAAATAGAATGGTTTTTAACGTAAATGGCAAATTTTTTTAAAAGCAATACATTTGATTTAACCACTACTAATGTAACTATTGTATTATCCGTAAGTACTTCTTCTGTAGCTATTGTTAAAACGGTACAAGCGGTTCATGATACTGCTAGTAATGTAGATACAGATCTTTTTCTTACTAAGAATGGTGCAAGTGCGGTTCAAATAGGTCATGCACAATTAAATAAATCTACTGCAAATCTATTAGTAGATACCTTGAATTTAGAAGCAGGAGATGCTATAAGCGTGCAAGCGAGTACTGCTGATGCCGTTAGCGGAGCAGTGTCTTACATGTTAATAGACAGATCACAAGAGAATGGATAAAATAGAAACGACCACGAAACACACCTTTAGAAGTAAGTCTACTAATAAGACGTATGAAACAAAGGAACAGTTTTTACAACATCATGCTGAAGACGATTTAGCAGTCGATACAGCAGTGACCGTTACCAATGAAGGATTAAATCTTTTACAGAAAATAATGGGACAAAAATAATGCAGCCACTTGGTGGAACCGAACTGCAAATGCAGTTCTTAGAAAGACATGTAGATAAAGAACTATTAGATCAAGTTCAAATTACTACTTCCGTTCCTGAAAAAATTCCTTTGTCTAAAGATAAAGTAAATATCTTATGGCAACATAATTCATATGATCAAGCTAATTTAGCACCTTGGTTTAAAGATACTTCGAATCATTCTAAATATGATTGGTATGTATTTAATTCTCATTGGAACTATGAAAAATATAGAATGCATTTTGATATTCCTACCGAACGATGTTTGGTTATTAAAAACGGAATTCCAGAAATTACACCTAGAAATTTAGTTTACAAAAAAGGGGATCCCATCAAACTTATCTTTCAACCTACTCCTTGGAGAGGATTGAATGTGATACTAGCAGCAATGCAAATGATTCAAAATCCCCTCATCACCTTAGATGTTTATTCTTCTACCGAAATTTACGGAGATCAATTTAAACAAGCAAACAATCAACAATTTGAAGGTTTGTTTGAACAAGCAAAAAAATTATCCAATGTTAATTACATTGGATATAAATCGAATGAGTATATTGTAGATCAATTAAAAAACTATCATATTTTTGCCTATCCTAGTATCTTTGAAGAGACCTCTTGCGTCTCGGCGCTCGAAGCTATGTCGGCAGGACTCTATTGTATTACTACCAATTATGGAGCTTTATATGAAACGTGTGCAGAATATGCGGCCTATATTCCTTATCAAAAATCGTATGCAAATTTAGCTAAAAATTTTGCCTATGCTATTGAAACAGCGGTAGGTAATTTAGACAACGAGATTGTTCAAAAACATTTACAAGATCAAATTATTTATACTAACCGATTTTATAACTGGACTCGTATTGGTTCGTTATGGAATAACTTTTTAAAAGGAGCTATCAATGCAAGATCCAAGTAAACCTATCTGGGTAAAAGATAACAAAAAAGAAGTACCTAATGTAAGTAAACTACCTTCTATCTTTGTAGCTACTCCGGTTCATAGCGAATGCTCTATTCATTACACTCAAGCGTTATTAGCATTTCAACAAAAATGTATGGTCAATGGTATTCTAGTTTCTTTTTCTTTATTAAAATCTTCTTTAGTAACGCAAGGTAGAAACTTATGTGTCAATGCGTTTATGGAAGAATTTGAAAAACATCCCTACACTCACATGTTATTTATTGATTCCGATATTGAGTTTTCTTTTGATACCATTATGAAATTAGTAGCAGCAGAAAAAGATGTAATAGCTGCTCCTTATCCATTAAAAGATTTAGACTGGAATAAGATTGCTAATAGAATTAAATATAAAAATATACAAGACGGTGCTACTATGTCTAAACAAGGATTTACTTGGCCGTTAAAATTAGATGGAAAGAATCAAATAACTGCAATCAATGGAGTAGCAGAAGTAAGTCATGCTCCTACCGGATGTATGTTAATTAAAAAAGAAGTGTTTGATACCATGATTGAGAAGTTACCAGAATTAAAAATTAATCAACCCACTATTGTTAATGGTGAAATGGTTGAGAAGAAGTTTATGTACAACTTCTTTGATTGTTATCATGAACCAGAAACCAAAAAGTACTACGGAGAAGACTTTGGATTCTGTAAAAGATGGGCTGAAATAGGTGGTAAATGTCACATTTTAGTGGATGAATATATTACTCATATAGGTGAGTATCGATATACCGGTAGGTTTATGGATGATCTTGATTTTAAAAAAGATTGACCTATACTGTAAAAACAAGTAAAGTATGTATTTTCAGGACTTTTGCGCCTGCTTCATTACTAACAATATTTAAAGGATTATGATATCTAGATCACAGATGAGCAGACAATTATATCAAAACGGCGGAATTATGGGCGTAGCAAGAGAGAACTACGGCTTTGGAAGTAAATTTAAAAAATTCGTAAGGAACATTATACCTAATGAAATAGCAGATATTGCAGTGAAAGCTGCACCGTTTGTTGCACCTTTTCAACCAGGTATTGCAGCAGCAATGAGAGGTATTGGAAGATTTGATCAACGAGGAAGTATCAGCGATGCTGTAAAACAAGCGGGAGCAACGTATGGTTTTGGAAAAGCAACTGGTGCAGATGGTTTGAATGTACCGGGAATGTTTGGAGGAGAAGTCCAAGCAGGAACTGGAGATACATCTTCTTTTTTTGATAGACTTGGTGGTAATATTTCAGGAGGAGTTGACGGGATTACTAATTTAATACCTGAATCTGTAAAAAGCATAGACATACTAGAGAGTATTCAAAGCGGAGCTTCTAGTGTAGGAGAATTTATTTCACAAGGATTTAACTCATTAATGAATGCTGATCCAAAAACATTGCAAGAGTTGTTTAAAGCAGCTACTTACCTTGCAGGTACGACTTTAAGTTACTTAGATCAAAAAAGAATTAATAAATTAAGAGAAGAAATTCAAGCAAAATTTGAAGCCGCTCAAGCAGGTAAACGAGCACAATATAATCCAGGTGAAGCAACCAATGCTCCTAGAGCATCTTTTACTGCAGCCGATGTAGTACGAGCACCTGCAATGAATGGTGGAAGAATGGGTTATGCATATGGAAATTCAGTACAAGACGGAATTATGTCAGCTCCTCAAATAGCAGATCAAATGGGAATGCCGGTAGGTAACCCTAGACAAAATCAACAAGGAATTGCAGAACTAGATTATAGAGATCAGGGTGGATTTGTTCCGCCAATTGGTATAAAAGAAAAGGAGGATGATATCCCTGCGATGTTATCTAATAACGAATTTGTATTTACAGCCGATGCAGTAAGAAATGCAGGCGGTGGAGACACTAACTTAGGTGCTCAGAAAATGTATTCTATGATGAAACAACTTGAAAACGGAGGAAGTGTTTAATGGCTTATAATATTACTACCCCTGCTCCTTTTTTAGAACCAGCGGGTGAACGAATAACAGATCTTACCATAGATCAAATTAACCAACCAGTTAATATAGGTGGAATGGCGCCTAAGGTTTCCCAAGTTAATCCATTAATTCAAGCATCTCAACAAAGAACCGCAACGCAAGCAGGATTAGGATCCTTACAATTTTCTCCTCAAGGAGATGTAACAGGAGTAGGCGCTGGAACCGGTGTTGCAGCATATCAACCTTATTTACAAGCAGCAGAAGATTTAGCTGCGCCAAGTGCATATCAATCGTATATGTCTCCGTATCAAACAGAAGTCATTGACGCGACTCAAGCACTAATGAACGAGCAGCGAGCGTCAGGGTTAAATACATTACGAGGAGGTCAATATGCACAAGGAGCTTATGGACAAGGACGAGGACAAATTGGAGAAGCAGAATATTTAAGAGGTAGAGATATTTCAGATGCAGGACAGCTAGCGGCACTAAGACAACAAGGTTTAACACAAGCACAAAGTTTACAACAACAAGGTTTACAAAATCAATTAGGTTTTGGTCAACAACAACAAGCTTTTGAATCAGGTATCACCGGACAATTAGGGGCTACAGGTGCAGGAGCGCAAAATTACTCTCAATCTATTCTAGATGCTATTCAACAAGGAAATATTTTACAAGAACAATATCCACTACAAAGGTTAGGAACTGCTTCAGGTATATATGGAACAATTGCAAGTGGTACACCTCAAAGCCCTCAACAACCGATTATGACTAGCCCTGGTTTAGCAGCATCACAAACGTTAGCTAATTTATATGGAATGTTCAATCCAAGACCAACAGCTGCTTACGGTGGATTAATGTCATTGATGGGTAGGTAACCATGCCTAATATATTTAAAAGACCTATGTTTCGAAAAGGAGGTTCTACTTCCGAAGGTACTGGTATTACTTCTGGATTAACTCCTAGACAAAACTATCAAGAGCAAGGAAACGTACAAAAAAAAGAACCCTACGAGATTCTTATTGAAAACCAATATCAAAAGATGCTTCCGAGCCAAGGAGATAGCATAAGAAATTATATAACTGGATTTGGTGCAAGTGCTGCCAAAGACCCTATGGCACTTCAAACGTTTGGAAGCGCTTTTGGACAAGCTTCAAAAATAGGTGCTGGTTTAAATGCACAACAAACTGCAGAAGCAAATAAATTTAAAACACAAGCTGGAATACAAGCAGTTAAAAATTTAACTAAAGATGATAGAGATATTTTAGAAAAAAGAGCTGCTTTAGTAGCTCAACAAAGAGGCATACCTTACAATGAAGCGTTAGGTTTAGTATTAGATAATTACATGAAAGAAAATTCTCCTTTCTTAAAAGGAGACTCTCCTGAAAATAGAATGATTAAAGCAGCAAAACAATATGAAGAAGCAGGATATGATGAAATTGAAGCAATTAATTTAGCTAAATATAAAATAGCTCTTCAGTCTAATAAAATACCACCAGATCTAAGAGCAAAATTAGATGTAGGCAATACCATATTAGATACTAAAATAATTATAGTAGATCCTAAAACTGGAATAGGGTCCTTTAAAACAGAAGCGACTGATAGTAAAAGAACTAGGTATAGCCCTGGCAGAGCATACGTTAGTCCAGCGGACGGAAAAATTTATATATACGACGGAACAAAATTTGTAAAAGCACCAGGATACTAAGGAGGTTCCATGGCGGAAGAATTTAATAATATAGAAGACTATATCGAGTCCGATTACCAATTAATTCCAGAAGAATTAGAAGAAGAACCTAAAAAAATTATACAAGTACCAGAACGAACGGGAGAACCTACTCCTGTTGCAGATATTTTATTTGGACCTAAGGGCGTAGAATTAGCAGGAGATACTTTTCTAAAAGCTGGAAAAACAGCTAGAAGAATAGCGGAACGAGTACAAGGTGTTCCAGAAAGTGAATTAACTCCTTTAGGAAATGTTAATGCATTAGATGGATTTGTAGCTGGAATTATAGATTCCACTATTAAAATTCCTTATGGGGTAGTATCTTTGACTGCAGAAATTGCAGACGCATTAGCTGAAGAAGGAGTTCCAGCCGATCAAGGAAAAATAGCTGCATTAGAAGAATATTTTAGTAACAGTGTATTTGGTAAAATAGTACAAGGATCAGAAGATATTATAAAAGATTCTGCGGTAGGAAAATTAACTTCTGCCTTAGGTCAGTTATATGCTTTTGGAAGAGTAGGAGCAAGTTATGGAGTTAAAGCAGCAGTTAAAGCAAAACAAATTTATGGCAAATGGTCTAAAGCTGCTAAATTAAATAAAGTAGCAAGAGCTAATCCAGGGGCGGTAAAGGCTTCTATTAGTGCTAAAAATTTTAACAAATTATCAGGAAAACAAAATTTTGCTGCCGTTACTTTAGGAGGAGCTACGGGAACTGCTCTGGTAGCAGATTTAGAAGGAATTGGAACTTGGGGAGATGTGTTAGGAGGACCCAGTGCTTTAGATAGAGACAAAAAATTTACAACACAAGATGAAGCAGCTAGAAGATTGTGGAATCGGTTTAAATTTGGAGCAGAAGGAGCAATCGTATCCGTTCCTATTGCTTATGGAATTAATAGAGTTGTAAAAAGAATATCCGAAGCTGGAAAAAATTTAAAATATAGCGATGATGAGTTAGATAGATTAATTGATAAATATATAGCACAACCTTTTAGACCTAGGGGAGCTAAAGATCAATTAAGTTTTGAAGGTGTAAAAAAAGTAGAAGGAAAAATAGCAGGAGGTCAAATTACTGCTAGAGATTTAATTAAAGACATTGATAAAAGTTTATATAACATTGCTAAAGAATCGGGAATGTCTAGTCGTAATCCTGCTTGGAAAAGATTAACAGGAAGATTAGATGAATTATTAACTTCTACGGATGATGTTATTCAAGGAGGCAATGTAGTCTTTAAAGGATTTGATGGTAAACAATTAAATCAATTCTATGGTTTCTTAGATGAAATAGGACTTACTAAAAAACAGGGAAATGTTTTAGTAGGAGAAATGATGAAAGTTAGAAATCAAATGAATGTATTTAAAAATACAGTATTACAAGGGAAAAATATCAATGCGTCTAGTTCAGAGTTTTCCAAAATTATGAATGACCGAATGAGAAATATTTTTAATTCCGAATATAGAATAGCAGAAGGTAAAAGTATTCTTCCTATGCTTAATTATAAACCAGCTCAATCTGCTATTGATGGAGTTAAAGAAGTATATAAACGTTATGCAAAACAAAATGGAGTAAATCTAGGTCCTCAAGATTTGGATGACATTATAGATGATGTCTATAATAATATTACATTTAATCCTCTTACTAAAACTCCAGAATTTCCTTTAACCGTATTAAGCGTATTAGATGATAAGGCAACTCAACTTATTAATATTGCAGATAATGTTAAAGGGGGTACTTTTAAACCTACTACGTTAATTCAATCTGAAAAAGATTTAAGATCTTTTCAAAGATTTTTTGGTCAAAAAAGAGATATAAGAAATACCATTATTAACACCATGAGCGATCTATCTACGTTGGCAGCTAAGGATGATTTTTATAATGGAGTCTTACAACAATCTAAAGAATTAATAAAAAAAGGAGAACGTGCTGCGGTGTATCCTACTCGTGTACAAGCTATTAAAAATTTAAGAAATCAACCGGTTATTGCTAACCCACAAGGTATGCAAATAAAATCTCCTTTAGGAGAATCTATTTATACCAATCCTTTAAATGGTCAGTTTACTACTAGAGAATTACAAGACGCATTTAATTTTAGTGAAAAATTATTGTTTGACGATATGGCAAAGACCACTATTTATAGAAATTTAGTTTTAATTCCTAAAGGATTAACTCAAATATCTAAAACAATGTTAGGTCCTTTTACCCATGCTAGAAACTTTACAACATCCGCTCAATTTGCATTAGGGACCGGTAATTTATTTAAAAACCCAGTTACTATGGTAAAAAATTTTAAACAAGCGTTTAACACGATTCAACCACAAATATTGTATCGTAATGCACCTAAAGATCAGGCTATGTATAAATTTTTGTTAGAAGAACAAGTCGTAAGTTCTTCTGCTTCTGCAAGAGATATTCAAGGATTATTAGATGATATTGGAAGCGGTGGAGATGTGTATATGAAATTTTTTGGCAAGTTTGGAAAAGCCATGAAAAAAATATACGAGAAAGCAGCCGATGTATATGTAGCAGAAGATGACCAATGGAAAATATTTAACTTTTTAGGAGAATTTGATACCTATAAAAATGCGTACACTAAAGCATTAAAAAAAGGATTAATTAAAAAAATGCCTGACGATCTTTCTATCATGAAAGAAGCTGCTAATATTGTTAGAAACACAGTTCCTAATTATGCATACGTAGGACAATTTGGACAAGCAAGTAGAAGATTACCTACTGGAAACTTTGTATCATTTCCTATTGAAGTAACCAGGACCGCTGCTAATATTGCGGAGTTAGGATTAAAAGAAGCTCAAAATCCTATTTTACAAACAGTGGGATTAAATAGATTAGTTGGATTTGGAGCTGCAACAGCAACGGCACCAGTAGTAGCTACCGCTATGGTAGCAGGAATGTATGGAATTACGAAAGAAATGATTTCTGCGGCTAGAGAATTTATTCCAGATTTTTCAGAAACCTCTACTTTGTTTTTAACTAGAAACGAAGATGGTAGTTTTAATTACATCGATGGTACGGGAGCTTTAGTTTATGATACCGTAGTCAATCCCTTTCAATCAGTCATCGCTGGAGTAAATTCAGAAGATGCGTTTAATCCTGATGCTCCCTTAACCGTAGGAGTTTTAAAAGGTTTAACTAAAGGTTTAAGAAGATTTGTACGACCTTATGTAGATGAGTCTATTTGGTTTAACGTTATGAATAATTTAATTATTAGAAATGGTCGAACTGCAGAAGGAAGACAGTTATGGAATGATAGGGCTCCTTGGGGTGAAAAAATAGCTAAGGCTGCTAAATATGCATTTATAGAAGTAGCTCCTTTATCTTATAAACAAACCGACCGACTAGTAAGAGCTATGGCAGAACTCCCAGGAAAACGTGGAGAAAAATATGACACGGGAAAAGAATTAGCAGGATTAGTAGGATTAAGACCTATTCCTTTAAATCCGATTAAAAGTCTTAACTATAAAATTAATGACTTTAAACAAGGAATTAGACAAACAAGAAATTTATTTACTTCAGATGTATTAAAAGGTGGTGCTATTGATGAAGACACTATTATTTCAAGATATTATGTAGCGAATCAACAACGTTTTAAAGAGTTTCAAACATTAAAAAGAAAAATACAAGCTGCAGAAATATTAGAAGCAGATAGAAAAGATTTGTTTGTTTTGTTTAAAGAACGTGCAGAAAGTAAAAACTACAACGCTATTCGTAGAGATAAATTTATTCCTTTTGATATAACTAAAACAGCTAGAAAAAAATTTCAAGAACAAGAAGAAGCATTGAGAGAAGAGTTTAATGATCTAGAAATTCCAGCTGGATTAAGTAGAGAAACATTTAGAGTCATTCAAGAAATGAGAAGAGATATGTTTAGGCTTGATTTAAATGACGATTTTAATATAGAGATACCTTTAACAGATTACTTAAGCCAGGCCCCAGCAGCTAGCAGCGAGCAGCAAGTGACTATGGTTCCACCATTAGCGCCGCAACCTCAACCTAATGCTCAAGTAGTTACTCCACCTGCACCTCCAATGGCAGCGTTAAATCAAGGATTGACACCGACGGAAAGTGCTTTATTAAGTCCTGATGAACAACAAATGCGTTTAAGACAAAGAGGATTAAGTTAATGACTAATATTTACGAAGCATATCAACAGTATTTAAGTGACATAGGAGAGTATGTGCCTTCGGCAAGTGATGTTTATAGTGGTATTGCTGGATTAACTTCTAGAGTTCCACAAGTTGCGAGAGATGTTCTTCTTCCTTCTGATGACGGAGATGGTGGTATAGGTGGAGGCCCAGGTGGAGGCGGCACAGGTGGTATTGGAGATTTATTGGATCAATACAATAATGCAAGTTTTTTAGAAAGAGGTCTTGTTAATACGGGAATAGGTTTAGCTTTTCCACAAGCGGCAGCTTTGTTGGGAATGTATAATACAGGTAAAGGTATCTATGATTTTGGTAGGGGGGTTCTTGGTTATAATGATCCTAGGGATCCTTTTGGAAATGTAATTGATTTTAATAAACAACCTGATTACCCAGGTGGATCAATGGGTAGTTTTGGTGGAAACGAAGTGACCGCTAACGATGCAATAGCTATGGGCTTCGGAAATGTAAGAGGACCAGATGAGGAGTTTAGTTTAAGAGAACAAATGGAAAATGATGGTACAGATGGGGGCGGTGAAGGATCTGGAGAAAATGAAGGTGGAAGTGGAGCGGATTCAGGTTCAGGAACTCACAGTGATCCAGGAGATTAATTATGGCAAACGGTAAAAAACCACAAACAACCGGAGAACATATCATATCTTTATATGGTCATGTGACTGGTGTGAAAAAAGATGTAGACAATATTCGTTGTACACAAAAACATATTCATCAAGACATAGATAAAATACACGGCAAGGTAGATAAGTTATTATACATTTTAATCGGTGCATTAGTTAGTGGAGTTATTGCATTTGTACAAATTAATTAGTTTCCCATGAAAGATAGTCTACTCGTTCATAAACATCTTATTGTCCGAGCAGAAGCGGTAAATCCACCGATGGATGAAACCTTCTTAAAAGAATGGTTGCAAGACTTCATTAAATGTATTAACATGAAGGTCTTGATGGGTCCGTATGTGATCTACCATAACGTTCCAGGTAATAGAGGTATTACCGGCGCAGCTATCATAGAAACATCACACATTGTGATGCATGTCTGGGATGAACCTTCCCCAGCTTTAATGCAATTTGACGTATATTCTTGCGGGGAATTTGACCCTGAAGTGATATGTGAAAAAATTAAAAAAGATTTTGATATAACTAAAATCGAATACAAGTTTTTAAACCGCGAAACGGGTTTAGTAGACCTTAAAGGCGGTGTATACAAATATTAAAAAGGAGTAATTAAATGAGTAGAAAAACTAACACATTATTAATAGCTTTACTAGGTACTATTTTAATGGGTTTATCTACTTGGGTATTAGTGTCACTTATAGAGCTTCAGACAATGGCAGCTATGGTGCAGCAAGAATTAATGGATCTTGACAAGGTTATTGGTAGAATCTATAATCACATAGATAGGATGTCCAAATGACAAGTGAAAGATTAACAAGTTTTATCATAAAAGAAAATGATAGAAAATTAAAAAAATTGACAGACGAAACTCTTTTAAGAAGTAGAAAAGAAGTAGAAATTAATGGTAATGGCACTACCGGATATGTTATTAAGGGAGGTCCGCAGAAAGGGAAAGTTCTGAGACATATTCAAATTCCTACTAAAAATATTTAAATCCAGTCCTTTAACTCTTCGCCCATAACTTGGGACGCAATGTTAATTTTCTTTCGTAAAGCTAATACAATTTTTTCATCAATTGTTTTTTCTGCAATGATATCAATGTAGGTCATGTTTCTAGTTTGACCAATACGGTCAATCCTTGCTTCGGATTGAGTTCTTTTTTCTAAATCATATCCATTAGAATAATAAATCATGGTACTAGCACCGGTTAGTGTGATACCATAACCACCCGTTTGTGGAGTACCTACAACGAAACGCACAGGACTATCTGGATTTTGAATAGATTTAATTGCTTTTTGTCGATCGTCTGTAGAAGTATCTCCATAATAAGTAACCACTGAATTATCTCCATATTCTTTTTTAACAGCGTTTACAATCGTTTGAATGTCATGTCTCCAGTGAGCCCAGATAACTGCTTTACCTTCCATCTCTGATAACACATCTAGTAATTCACTGAGTCTATTATTTTTAATCACCTGAACTTTTCCATCATCTGATTTAAAATGACCTGAAGTAATTTGTTGTAATCTCATCATTTGAGTAATAACGTTTGCGGTCGTGGTAAGTTTACCATTCAATTCTGCAAGAGCCATTTTTTTCATTTGATCATATATTTTTTGTTGTTCCGATGTCAGTTGAATGATTCGTTTCATGTAAGTTTTTGCAGGAAGATCTAAACAATCATCTTTTAAACATCTAAAAGAAAAAGGTTTTAACTGATTAGATAATTCGCCAAGATTTCTGTATCCACTTACGATGTGGATCATTCTTCCGCTCACATTGATTTGTCTGGTAATAGCGTACCTAGTTTTAAAACTATAATACGATTGTTGTTCTAACAACCAGGGATCTAAAAAATAACATTGAGTAAATAAATCAAGAGGTGATTTAGTAACCGGTGACCCAGTTAAAATTCTTTTGTACTTAACATCTTTTCCTAAATCTAAAATAGTTTTAGTTCGGATGGCCGTAGGATTTTTAATGGTAGTAGATTCATCAATCGCCATCATAGACTCATGACAAGATAAAAATTTAGCTGCAAATATTTTTCCTTTTTTAGTAGATAGAGCTTCTACGTTCATCACTAAAATATGAAGGTCGTCGGAAGATTTATATAATTTTTGTAGTTCCTCTTCTTTCTTTTTACCTGCCGTAGATTCCCACAATACCACTTCTTTTTCTATGTGCTCAGGCATATGGTCTGGAATTTGTTCGTCCGTCCAAGTTTTATAAACCCCTTTAGGAGCAATAATTAACGCTCCATTAATTCTACCTTTGTCATAAAGCATAGCAATATTATCAATCAAAACTTTAGATTTACCAGTACCCATTTCCATAAAGTACGCAAATACTTTTTTGTCCCACGACATTTCTAAGGCCTTTAATTGATGAGCAAAAGGCTTGCTTTTAAATTTATAATGCATATACTTATTCTTTCTGTTGAAAAGATATATAGATTAGGTTATATAAAGTCAAGAATGAATAATACAGTATATGTAATACAAGATGTCCCAGGGACAAGAGAAGGTAGACCAAAAATTAATATTATTGGTGCCTCTCAATTTGGTACACTAAAAGTTTTATTACCTGAGAACGCACAAATTATTTTAAGTGCAGGACCTTTAATTTTTAAATTAAGAAAACTGCTACAAAATTACACACCCCAAGATTATTTATTATTAACAGGAGATCCCGCTATTATTGGTGTTGCCTGTTCTATTGTTTCTGATATTACCAACGGTAAATATAACTTATTGAAGTGGGATAAACAGGAAAGAAGATATTATCCAATTGAAATTGATCTATATCAAAAAGTTAGTTCGGAGGCTTGACAAACGTATTTTGAGGGATTATATTAGAAAGAAAATTAGAAAGGTTATAATATGAGTATAGATTTTAGAGACGACAAAATAGATGCAATGAAAGCTGTGGTTGATCCAAAACAACTAACCGATAAAGTGCAGGAATTAAAAAATTTAGAGGATGAAATTGCTAATGCTGAAGAAGGTGTTAAGAAATTAAAAGAGCAAGCAAAAGTTTTAGCAGAGTTTGAAATTCCTTCCATGATGAAGGAAATGAATATTACAAAATTAAAGCTAAGTGACGGAGAGTCTGTAGAAGTAGGAAAATTTTACAGCGCGTCTATCCCTGCCGACAAACAAGGGGATGCTTTTCAATGGCTTCGTAATAACGGTCTAGGTGATGTTATTAAAAATGATATCACCGTTACCTTTGGTCGTGGCGAAGATAACAAGGCAGCAACTTACGCTGTCCTTGCACGAGGTCAGGGCTTTGAACCTATCCAGAAAATTGGTGTTCATGCTCAGACACTCAAGGCGTTAGTCAGGGAGCGCATCGAGTCTGGACTCGATGTGCCTTCTGATCTTTTTAAACCTTACGAGGGTAACCGTACAAAAATAACAAGGAGTTAACTATGGACGAAGTACAAGTAAAGAAACCGGCACAAATGCCTTCTACTATATTATTTAGAGAAGATGCCGACAAAGGTTTTGAGAATGTAAGACAAGAATCTCTTGCTCTACCTATCTTAAAACTTTTACAAAACAGTTCAGGAGAAGCACAGAAACGTAATCAAAATTACGTAGAAGATGCAGAACCTGGAATGCTACTAAATACAGTAACTAAAAAACTGTATGCAGGTGAACAAGGTATTAACGTAATACCGTGTTACTATAGAATGGAGTATCAAGAATGGGCAGAGTTTGGAACTGGTTCAGGTAGACCGGAACAAATGTATCCTGATAATTCTGATATTTTATCTAAGACAACCAAAGATGGCGGTAAAGATAGATTACAAAATGGTAATTATATTTTAACGGTACATCAAAACTACGTTCTTATCGTGGGAGATAATGGATCGGCAGAAACTGCTTTAATATCTATGAGTTCATCTCAAGGTAAAGTAAGTAGAAAATGGCAATCACTACAAATGTCACAAACCATGACAGATGCTACGGGTACTTTTACTCCAGCTTCGTACAGTCATATGTATAACATATCTACTGTATTGAATTCTGGAAAAGGGAATCAATGGTATGGGTATGCTGTGAAAACAGCAGGACCAGTAGCGAGTGCTAGCTTGTATCAAAGAGCAAAAGACTTTAATGCAAGTTTGAGTAACAAATAATTGACACAATCGGGTGGTAGCAATACCACCCGAACAACTAGAGGGATATAATGTTAGAAAGACTAAAAGAAATCTTTAAGGGATTAGATACTGCTTATGGTCAAACCAAAAAGACAGCTGAAGTTCGACCGAACGGAAAGCAAGAAGTTAGATCTTTTACTATTAAACAACCTGTTACTGATCACTTATGGCAATCTCATATAGACGGAGTAGAACCAGCATTAGGAATTGTACCTATTAATGAAAACAACGAATGCAAATGGGGTGCTATTGATATTGATGTGTATAATTTTGATCATACTGCATTTATAAAAAAGATAAGAAAATTTGAATTACCTTTGATCTTATGTAGATCAAAATCCGGTGGAGCACATGTGTTTTGTTTTACCAGTGAGTTTGTACCTGCCTCGTTAATGAGAACTAAGTTACAAGCGATGGCATCTATCTTAGGATATGCCAAGACAGAAATATTTCCTAAACAAAATAGTGTGAAAGCAGAACGAGGAGACGTAGGTAATTTTTTAAATATGCCGTATCACGGTGGGGATCGTTCGGTTCGTTATGCGTTTGATGATGTTGGCAAGGCATTAACCATGGAACAATTTTCGGCCTATTATAATAAACATGTTTTGACCAAAGAGCAACTAATACATGTTCAATTAGAAAAGAATCAAACCGAAGAAACTATTTTTCCTGATGGACCACCTTGTTTACAAACCATTTTATCTAATGGTGCGATTGTAGAAGGAGAAGATGTAGATCATGCAGGAAGAAATAATGGTCTGTTTAATATTGGAGTGTATTTAAGAAAAGTTAATCCAGATACTTGGAAAAATAAAGTCGAAGAATATAACATCGCAAGATATATAAATCCACCTTTAAAAGCCAATGATGTAATCAGTGTAATTAACTCTATTGAAAAAAAGAATTATGATTACAAATGTAATGACAAACCTATCTGTGGATTTTGTCAGGAGAAACTTTGTTACACAAGAAAGTATGGAAAAGAAGGTGCAGCCATGCCGGAGATTACACAAATTAAAAAATTAGATTCTGATCCACCGTTGTTTTTTGTAACCGTAGATGGAGAAACTTTAGAAGTAGAACCTGAAATATTACATGATCCTGAAAAGTTTTCTATTGTATGTTTAACTCAGTTGAACAAACCATTACTTCCAATTGCCAAACTCATTTGGAGAAAAATGATTTCTAAGTTATTAAATGAAATGAATGAACCTTTACCTGCTCCTGAGGACATGAGAATTGATGTTCAGTTAAAAGAAGTCTTAGTAGATTTTGTTAGCAGAGCCCCTGGTAAATCTTTATCGGATATTAAAAAGTCCAAAGCATTTATAGAAGAAGGTGTGTGTTACTTTAGATGGAAAGATTTCTGGAGAGCTTTAGTACGAACTAAGTCTTGGCCAGATAAAACCTATCCTAAGAATAAAACCATGAGATTAGTTCAAAACATTTTTAAAGGTAAGCAAGTCTTTAAAAAGATTGATGAGAAAACAGAACGAATCTGGGCTGTCGATAAAATAGATTTAGATACCGTAATCATTAGAAAGAATAAAGCTAAAGATGCTCCATTCCAATAGAACCATTATTCCTGGACCTCCTGGAACGGGTAAGACCTACCGGTTAATCAATCATCACTTGGCCCGTGAACTAGAACACACCAGTCCTGATAAAATTTTATATGTATCGTTTAGTAATGCAGCTTCCAATGAAGCAAGGAATAGAATTAGTATGTTGTATCCGAATAAAGAAGTATTGGTTAGTACCTTACATGCTTTAGGAACGAGAGAATTAGGCATCAATACCAATACACAATTACTTCAAGGGTCCAACTGGAAAGGATTTAAAAACTATTCAGGCATTTGTCAGGACCTAGAGTTTGAAACCATTACCAATGAAAATGGAATTCCAGAGTACCGAAACAATTATATGAAAGTAATTGACTATGCGAGATCTAAAAAGATCCCTGAACTAGATGATGCCGCACTAGAATTAGATGTTATTGATTCTATTGACATGGGTTTATGTCAACAAATTAAACAAGACCTAGAAGATTTTAAAAGAGATTTTACCATGTTTGAATTTTCAGACATGATATCCCAGTTTGTTAAGAAAGATAAATGTCCACCCCTCGACGTAGTCTTTCTTGATGAAGCACAAGATCTAAGTCCCTTGCAATGGGATATGTTCTTTTACATTGAATCCCGATGTAAACGTTCCTACATTGCGGGGGATGACGATCAGACAATCTATTCTTTCCAAGGTGCAGACCCTACTATTTTTATTAACCTAGAAGGAACTTTAGATCCACAAACAGAATCGAGACGAGTCCCTAGAAGTGTGCATCGAGTAGCTATGTCTATCTTAGAGAACGTAGAGCAACGAAGAGAGAAGGTTTGGATCCCTAGAGATGCAACCGGGATGGTAGTGGAAGATGCCAGTTTAGAGCAATTAGATTTTAGTACAGGTAACTGGATGATTTTAACTAGGACCAACAATCAAATGAAACCTATTGTAGAGTATATGATGTCTCTGGGACATAGGTTTGAATGTAAATATAATCCTTTACTTCCTAATGACTTAGTACAAGCAATTAGTATCTGGAATCGTTTAAACAAAGGTGCCAGTGTTTCAGGTGCAGAAGCACAACAGGTCTATGAATATTTAACCGTTAAAGATGAGCAAGTGAAATATAAATTCTCTGGAGGCAAGTCTCTGGACGGAGTGGATACCGTAGACATCGATGAGTTGATGCTGAACCACGGACTTCTAGTGACGGGCAGCTGGGAACTATTGAATGTAACCGAAGAACAAAAATTACATATCCAGGAACTAGTGGCGAGCAGCGAGGATCTAAGTAAAAAAGCTAGAATTAAAATTGCAACCATTCATAGTGTAAAAGGAGAAGAGTGTGACAATGTTATTTTATTTACAGATTTAGAAAAAATTATCTACGACTCGGCTTTACGAGATAAAGACACAGAACACCGATTGTTTTTTGTGGGAGTAACTAGAGCCAAAGAACGATTGTACATCATGAGTCATGATTACGATTACCAATACAACATAGGAGAAGAAATCATATGACTACTAGACAAGACATGGAACGTTTGTTTCCTACTAAGAGACAAGAGGGAGGAGATCATTACTCTAAACATAAAATACAACCATACACTTTTATACAGACCAATGGCTTGAGTTTTTTTCAAGGAAATGTTATCAAGTACGTAGTACGTTATAAAGATAAAAATGGTATTGAAGATCTTAAAAAAATTATTCATTACTGTGAATTAGAAATAGAAAATATAAGCAAATGAATTTTGCTTTATTAGTAACTATAGTGGTGTTGATGTATTATGTTATTTGAAGCAGCGACCGAATGGAATTGTCCGGAAACGTTTCCTGATCTAAGTAAAGCAAAGTATATTGCGATTGACTTAGAGACTAGGGATCCTGATTTAAAAACTAGAGGATCCGGTGCTGTCATTGGTAACGGAGAAGTAATTGGTATTGCCGTAGCCATTGAAGGCTGGTCTGGATACTATCCTATTGCACATAGAGAAGGTAACTTAGATAAACGAATTGTATTAGATTGGTTCAAAGAAGTATGTGCAACCGATGGAGTAAAAATATTTCACAATGCTATGTACGATGTTTGTTGGATTCGTGCCCTAGGTATTCCTATTAATGGTCACCTAGTAGATACGATGGTGATGGCTTCTTTGATTGATGAAAATAGATTTTCTTATACCTTAAATAGTATTGGTTATGATTATTTAAGAGAAGTCAAAGATGAAAAAGGTTTAAAACTAGCGGCCGAACAAGCAGGCGTGGATGCTAAATCAGAAATGTACAAACTTCCGGCAATGTATGTGGGAGCCTATGCAGAAAAAGATGCTGAACTAACTTTACAATTATTTAAAACATTATCCGTAGAAATTAATAAACAAAACTTAACCGAAGTATTTGATTTAGAAACTAGATTGTTTCCTTGTTTGATTGATATGAAATTTAAAGGCGTTCGTGTGGACAATGAAAAAGCGCATGTACTGAAAAAAACATTAGTTTCAAAAGAACAAACCTTATTGTTAGATATAAAAAGAGAAACCGGAATAGAACCACAAATATGGGCAGCAAGAAGTATTGCAACCGTGTTTGATAAACTTGGTTTAACTTATGAACGAACGGCAAAATCAAATGCTCCTTCTTTTACTAAGAATTATTTGTCTACCCATCAACATCCTTTAGTACAGAAGATAGCAAAAGCCAGAGAAATCAACAAAGCTCACACTACGTTTATTGATACGATTTTAAAACATTCTCATAAAGGAAGAATTCATGCGGATATTAATCCTATTCGTTCTGATCAAGGAGGAACCGTTACCGGTAGATTTAGTTATTCTAATCCTAACCTACAACAAATTCCTGCTAGAAATAAAGATTTAGGTCCTATGATTCGTGGATTATTTATTCCAGAAGAAAATCATTTGTGGGGTTGTTTTG